TAGGTAATGCCTCAGTGCTTCCGAAGGATGTATGGGGTGAATGGGATCGTTCCGCTATCACCGTGCAGCGTGATGTTCTGGCCGTGTTTAACGACCTGGCCGCCAGCGTTTCGCGCCCGATGGCGTTAGGGAAAATCGTTCACTATTTCATGACGCTCTCTGATTCCGGCGACGTGAATATCAGTCTTGACGGTCGCAGCAAGGCGAAAACCGATCAGCCGGTCATGAATTATGAAGGTACGCCGCTGCCGATTATCGACAGTGAATTATCTTTTGGCTGGCGTCAGATGCTGGCGGCGCAGACGGAAGGCTATTCGCTGGATACCGACGCCATTCCTAACCACCAGCGCAAGATTGCAGAAAAACTGGAAGATCTGGCGCTGAATGGTGACCCGACTATCAATGTCGGCGGCGCAACCATTTACGGGTTGCGTACCGCTCCCAACCGTTCCACCGGTACCCACGGCTTCACGCTGAACGGTGCCACGGGTGCAAATTGGGTGTCCGCAGTCACTGAACTGATTAATTTGTTACACACCAAAGGTTTTTATGCCCCGGTCACTATTTATCTGAACTATAGCGACTGGTTCTACGCCTCAGTGAATGACTACACCGCAGGCTACCCGAAAACCATTCTGACCCGCCTCATGGAAATTCCCGGCATCGCCGCGCTGGTTCCGGCCTCAAAAGTACCGGCTGATGAGCTGCTGGGCGTGGTTAAACGTCCTGACGTCATCCAGATCCTTAACGGCATGCCGATGACTATGCGACCTAAACAGCGCATGAATCCGGAGGATGATTACACCTTTACGGTGCTAGCCGCCGCCGCTCCGCAATTCAAGCAAGACGATGAAGGGAACGCTGGCTACGTCCAGTTGACCAACTCCTAATCCGGGTAATTAACTTTCCGGGGCTTCGGCCCCGATTTTATTCAGGAGGCCATATGGCTGACGAAAAAAAACAAAAATGGGTGCTGACTCATGACAGTCACGAACTGAAAAAAGGCCAGGTCTACGAAGGTGAAAAACTTCCGTTGTGGCTGGTGGGTAAAGCCATTCCTGTTTCTGAACAAACGCTGGAGGTGGCGACGCCCGCAGAAGTGGCAAAGCTACAAGCCTCACTAGATGAGGCCACCAGCAAGATCACATCGCTGACAGAGGAAAACGCAAAACTAAAATCCTCCCTCGATGATGCTCAGAAACAGATTGAAGATCTAACGAAAAAGGCTAAATAACGATGGCTACCCCAATTACGGCAGACGATGTTAATGGCTTTCTCGCTGAATTGGGGTATTCCATCCCCTCAGCCTTGCTCGCGCCAATAATTTCACTCGCCAATAAAACGATACCGTGTCTCGAAGGGGCGGGGTATGACGATGACGTTTCTAAACTGATCCTGATGTATGCGGCGGCGCTAATGGCAACGTCATCCGGCGCGCGGCGCATTAAATCCCAGGGCGCACCGTCTGGCGCATCGCGATCATTCGATTACACCGCTGACGGCATCGACTGGCTACGGGACGCGCTTACGCAGCTTGATACAAGCGGCTGCACTGATTCCTTGCCAATCAGCGCGGATAGTAGCCTTGGGCTTTTCCTTGTCGTTGGTGGGTGCCGGTGACCTGGGTACAAGCAGAAAACCGGCTGCCGCGCCCGTTTACCCGCGTATGGGTGGTGACCGACACCGGGCGGCAAACTACGGCATATGTGAAAAGCGATGGGACATGGTTTATCAATTGCGCGGCGATTCGCGCGACAGGGGCCACCGTCATTCGCTGGAGGGAGTAAAAAATTGTCATCACTGGCTTCATGGTCTTACACGGCGAAAGCCACCATATGGCGCAATCTTGGGAAGAGTGAGATAGGCGATCCGATTGGCTATAGCTCGCCAGAGATTATCGCTGTCGATTATGAAGGCGGCCTGAGTAAAAAACTAACCTCGCTAGGCGCTGAGATTGTCGTAAAAAATACCGTATGGAGTGAGTATGCCCTGGCAAAAGCCGGTGATTATCTTCTTATCGGTGAATCGACCGAGGCCGATCCGGTCGCGGCTGGCGCGGATGAAATAATGCAGGTAGTGAGGTTCGCTGACACGTTCGAGCGCGCAGCGGATGACTACGCCATTTTAACGGCGGAGTAGCCATGGGAATAAAAGTTAAGGGCATTACTCAGGCCGTGCATAACCTGAATTCGATCATTGACGATGTGCAGGGAAGAAAAGCATTTCGAGCATTGCAATCGGCGTTACTTTTAATTAGTGCCCGCGCCGCGTATTACACCCCGATAGACACCTCCACGCTTATTAATTCTCAGTTTCGCGACGTCGATATCAACGGAACACACATCACCGGTCGTGTCGGCTATTCGGCAAAATACGCGGTTTATGTTCATTCCATGCCCGGAAAGCTGAAAGGGCAGCCGCGCGCGCATTTCGGAAAAACGCGGGCCGGTGAAAATTTTGGTGGCGGGACAGGGAAGGGGAATTATTGGGATCCGCATGCGGAGCCGCAATTTTTAACCCGTGGCGCGGATGAAGAAAGGGACGCGGTGACGGCTGTCATGCGTAAGGAATTATCACTATGACACCGATGATGTATGAGCGCGTGCGGAACATGTTTGGTGAGGCCGGATTAACGGACGGCTTCACTGTGCAAATGTTGATGTATGACGATCCCGGCGACAAATCGAAAGCGGTGATGGTATTCCGGCCAAACGGCGGATCGCCAATACGAAATAACCTCGGATCGGAATATTTTGTTCTCGTGGACGTCATTAGCGCAAAAGACCGGCGAACGGATGCCGTAGCCGCAGTGCAAAAAATTATTGATTACGTCCAGGCCAATCCGATGGGCGATGAATGCCTGGGCTATATCCAGAATATAGGCTCCATTCCCCCACCAGTGCTTACCGAAGATAACCGGATGGTCTTTCGGTTGCAGTTTTCCTGCAATTTTGGCGAATAGCCTACGCATCACAAAACAACCCGCTTCGGCGGGTTTTCTTTTTTATACGAAAGGAGTTTCTATGGCTGATTGCCAGAATGCTAATGAGCGTCTTTTTGGGGCGGCTGTCGTGCTGGAAGTGGCAGATGGTTGTAGCGATACGCTGCCGGATGAAACTGACTGGAAAGCGCTTGCCGCCGGTACAAGTAAAGGTTTCGACTTTAGTCCGAACTCAGTAACCAGCGATGCCGATGACGGCGGCGGTTACGTTGAAACCATTATCACAAACAGCGATTTTACGATCTCTTTCGAAGGTGAGGTGCGTAAAGGTGACAAACTTGATCAGTATGGGTTTGGCCGATTCGCAAAATATTTCGCTGATTCTCTTTCCGCAAAACAACAGCCGGGTATTTGGGTTCGCATGGACTATGGCCCGATTGAGTTTGTCGGTTATATGAATACAACGGCGCTAAGTTCTGATGGCGGAAGTAACGACATTGTTACATTTTCGACAGAATTTAAGGTGGGTGACGCTACCACTATCCAGGTGAATCTTACCGGCGCGCTGACGCTAACAACGGATCTCCCGGCGACTGATTCCGTCACCGCTGGCGATGCGCTGACGCTGAGCGTGGTAGCAAGTGGCGGTACCGCGCCGTATACCTACGCATGGAGCAAAGACGCGACGCCAGTCAGCGGACAGACGTCAGCAACGCTTAACATTGCGGCGGCGGCATCGACCGATTCGGGCAGCTATACGTGTGCTGTTACTGATTCCGCGCCTACCCCGGCCACGGTCACATCTTCGGCATGCGCCGTTACTGTGAGTTAACAGCAATCACAGGGTGGCGGCGGCCACCCTTCCAGCACTGGAGAAAATATGGCCTTAACTGAAATAGGCGAGGTGCTTATAAGCGATGCCCGCGCCGGTGGTGAGGACTATTTTTTTCGCCCGACATTTGAGGCAATGACCCGCATAGGCGATCCGGAAGAGATTGTATCGGTTTACGCAAAGATAAACGGGGATGAGGCCAGAGCTTTGATTTCCTCATCGTTCCGCGCGCTGGGGTATTTGCCATCGTGGATTACTCCGCAACTTCACTTGATTGGTGATCGGCTTCTCGCTACGGCCATGAGGGTTTTACAGGCATGCTGTGAGAAAGATCTGACGCCGCTCATCGGTGAGTGGAAGGGCTGGAGTCGGTATGTTGTTTATCGCCCTGGGGTAATGCCTAAAGATGACATTATCGTTATTGCACAACACCTCATGCTGCATGGTGTTATCGGCAAAGCGAAGATCCGGAAATTGCAGCGACACGAAAATAACGAGACTACTACGGAGTTTCGCGCGTTCGACTATATCAGCGCGGCGCGCGCGCATTTTGGCATGTCGCGAAAGGAAGCCGCTAATTTGACGATGACAGAATTTATTTTATTGCTGGCGCAAAAATTCCCGGATCAAAAAGGTTTCACGCGAGAAGAATACGAAAAAGTCGCGGATGACTTTTTAGCGAAGCAGGCAGCGCGACGGGCGGCATCAAAAAAACAACGAGGATAAAATGGCAGAGCAAAGCGCCGGGAGTATCGTTTACGAAATCAGCGCCGATGTTGCGCCACTTTTGCAGGCCAGCAAGCAGGCAGCGGAGGTTTTA